CGCCTATTAATAACCTGGCGCCGATAGCAGTGCTATCAAAACCCGCGTGTTCATTGAAAAATACAATCACAAAAGGTATTGCATTGCACTTGCAAAACCCTTGACTAATGCAATATGTCTGGTGTATCTGTATCTGTTTATGACTTCCGCGATGCCTTTCAACGTGCCGGCCGCGCCGATCAATTTTCTTATGATGCACTCGGCTTGATATTTGAATATTTAGAAGAAGAAGAAAACGATTCTGGTATTGAGCGCGAATTGGATGTTGTCGAAATTTGCTGTGAATTCTCTGAGCAATCACCCGCTGCCATTGCTGCGGATTATTCAATTTTTACGCATGATGATGAGGATTTTGACACGCAAATTAAAGATTATCTAAACGAAAACACCATTGTTATCGGCGAGACCGACGATGGCAAATTCGTTTACATTCAATTCTAAGGATTAACAAAATGAAAATCACTATCCGCATCGACAAAAATTACGGCATCGAAACCGCTTATCCCGCTTGCGCTCAATCCCGCTTGCTTGCCGATCTTGCCGGCACTAAAACACTGACCCCGCGCGCACTGGATACCATCATTGCGCTCGGGTATCAAATCACGCTCGCACAAGGCGAAACCCGCAATCAAGGAGACCGCATCATGCTAATCGCTTACCACGCCCGCCACGAAATAAACGGATGGCACCATGTTTGCACCCACCCAGATGATTCGCCGGAATGGTCGGCGCAACACCGAGAATTTATTAATACCCTCCATAAAACCGGCGAAATGGTTTTGGTTTGCGGTTGGAACATGTGGCAAATTGTGAAGGAGACACGCTCATGATTAAACCGACCCACAATATAACGCCGCCATGCTACTTATCCACTAGCCGAGGCCAGTGGCGCATCATCTGGAAAGAACAGCCGCTATGCGCCGACAAAGCTACCGCAGCCGAAGCAATGGCCGCCGCCAAACAGCTAAAGGTTATCCCCGACCCTAATTGGTTTTGGAATGGCGAGCGCAGCCGGTTCGACCCGATACCCAACGCCCCGAGCCAAGCTACCGAAGCCGCGTTTTTTACGCTCGAAATGCAGCCAGCGAACCCGCAGGTTGATACCACGCTGCCGCTTTTTTAATGGAGACTAGACAATGCAACTAGTATAAAAACACTTGACACATGCGAGAGTCACGCTTTACGATACAACAGGTACTAGCGTGACAACCTACCACTTAACAGGAGATCAGACGAATGAAACAAATTGCCGTTTACCCGAACACAGATTACGGTATCGAATCCCGCGTGTATGAGACCGACAAGGGTTTTAATGTCGCGCTGTTTGATACCGATGCCGATCAGCGTGTTGCGCTGCTTATCCGCTATCAAACACTGGCCGAGGCTATCGTAAAAGCTAAGCGCCTAGCTGACATTAACTAACAGGAGATCAGACGAATGACACAACAAGAATTTTATGCGCTATGCACTAGCTACACTATTTTCCCCCTTCACGCGCTTGAAAGTAACGAGGATTTAAAACAGGCATTGATTGATAGGGATGATGAAAAAGTAAAACACATACTAGAAACCGAATTCTAAATAGGAGATCAGACAAATGAACTTATACCGCTTTGACTGTACCGTTTTCGTGCGCGGTAATACACCAGAAGAAGCCGCAGAGCATTTAGCCGACGAAGTGCAGTACCACTTTGGCCTAGACAATAACCTAATCGCGCTGACCGCCAGCGAGCCAGAACTATACGAAGAAGATTAAGGAGATCAGACGAATGAACGAATACATAGTTATCGTGCAGGAAGGCAATAAAGATGAAAGCCGCTGGAGTTTCCATTGTGACGCGGAAGATGCCAGCCACGCAGAAGAACAGGCATTAGATTATGACGATGTAATTAATTGCATCGCCGTTTATGAACGCATCAAATAGGAGATCAGACGAATGAACCAATTACCCGACGAAATTAATATTTCTTGGCACTTTACTGACATTCAGGAAGTTGATGACACATTGACTAATGACGAAGCCCGCCAGGTTTTGCAGTTAATAAAAGCAAACCACGATGCAACCATTGGCGTTAATTGGGAAACCATTGGCGCATGGATTGAATATTTTAAAGCTATCTAATAGGAGATCAGACGAATGAGAACACTGGCCGAAATACAATCACACGCGCTCGCAATTGCAGAGTCGCATTTTTACGCCGATGTTGATGAGCGCCTAGCATGGGAGCCGTTTGAGAATTACTCAGATGAATGGGTAGATGGACAAATATCTGACATGGCAGATATGCTTACTCATGCAATGATTTGGGCACAACAAGGAGAGTTAACATGAAATTAGAGGCCACGCAAATTGCAACAAAAGAAAATGGATACGGATATAGCGATTATGAAATGACGGTACTCCATACGCCGGATTTAATTATAGAAATGGTGCTAACAATCCCATTTGACAAACGAGAAAACCCATATCTGCGTTTAATTTTAGGTGACATAGACGAACGGTTTGATATGGATATGCCATCAATTCCATTAACGCGAAATCAAGCAAGTAGCATTTTAACAATGCAAGGAGAGCCGGCATGACCGATTTTAATAACGCACTGACGCACGAACTTGCAAAAATGAAATCGCTCGGTATATGGATACCGCCAGCAGTTATGGAGACAGCCAAAACATTGAGTGAGTCACGCTTTAGTAGCCTGAGCGTATCTCAAATAGCCGACTTGCTCATGACCACGCGGGGCAAAATATGACAAAAATACAAATGTTGCTGATGGAGATCATCACGCTTGATGGCGCCGAATGGTCGGACATAGTGAAATATATACGCGATCAGAAGATCAAGGTTACTAACTGGAATAAGGTTCGCGCTGAATTGCAGGGACTAATTAATGCTGGCGCAGTCTACCGAGTCCAGCAGGTTAATAATGAAATCTATGTGAGGACAACATGAAAGAACAGATGCGCGAGGATATGATTGGAATATTGATGAAATTCTGCAATGACAACGATCTGCCACAGGATTCAGCCGACGAACTAATATTGCGTGAACACATTACCGACTTTCAATTTGGGTTCCTGATAGCGTATTGCCGCATATGGGATGCGATGGAGTCAGTATGCGAATCCTAGTCGCTTGCGAGTACAGCGGAACAGTGCGTGATGCCTTCCTAAAACGCGGGCATTACGCAATGTCATGCGACCTATTACCTTGTGAGAGTCAGGCTTCTGGAGATCACTATCAAGGTAATGTGCTGGACATACTTAACCATAATTGGGACTTGATGATCGCGCACCCGCCCTGTACTTATCTATGCAGTAGCGGACTACACTGGAACAATAAACGCCCAGGGCGCGCTGCGCTGACGCTCGAAGCACTGGATTTCGTCAGGCTTTTACTGGCCGCCCCCATCCCTCGCATCGCATTGGAAAACCCAATTGGCTGTATTTCCACACAAATCCGGCCTTACGATCAGACGGTTCAGCCTTACCAGTACGGACACGATGCAAGCAAAACCACTTGTTTATGGTTAAAGAACTTGCCGCCATTACGGCCGACTCAATTTATCGAGCCAAGAATAGTAAACGGCAAGCGTAGATGGGCTAACCAATGTGATAATGGAGGCCAAGATAAACTGCCGCCTAGCGCAGACCGATGGAAAATTCGCAGTCTGACGTATCAGGGTATCGCTGACGCAATGGCCGATCAATGGGGCAACTTGTAGGAGATCAGACGAATGAAATATACCGGCCTGAAAATGTATTCAATTCATCTCATTGAGGATGAAGACGGTAATGTAAAGGTATTTTCAGACTGGACTGGCGCGGGCATTCGAGTCCGCGCCTTGGGTTCAGAGATCATGGATAGCCTACAGGAAATTCAGCCATACACAAACGACGAATTGACTATAGCGCTAGCCATGCTCTCTAATATTGAGCATTAACTGAGTCAGGCTTTGTGAGAACCCGAACAGGCCGACCCGCAGCATATAGTCATTAGCATCCTCGCCGACTGAATCGCTCATCCAGTAAGGCCAGCCAATATCTGCCGCCGCTTGCTGGCCAGTTCCGCTGTGATCGTTGTCCGCTACAACCACCCCAGATTTTAGCTCTTGCCCTATTTTTTTCATGTTGCCGGCCGAAAAACAAACATGAATGCTGTACCGCCGCTTGATCTGAGTCATGGCCGCCCGCACACTGAGTGCCGTAGCATACCCTTCGCACAAGATATTCAGCCCGTTATTACTGAACACGAACGACGCACCCGCGCTGCGCTGCCCGTACAGGAACCGCTTGCCGCCGTCCTCGTCTATCTGCTGCACGCCCACGATACTACCGCCCACCCGCATCGGGATCAGAAGAACAGGCTTGCCGTCCTTATGGTAAACATTACCCTGCTCTTTTTCAAATCCCTTTGCGCGTAGGTACGCATGGCTGCTATATCCAGACTGATTCAACATGGCAACCGCTTTCCTGGCCGCCTCGCTTTGCCGGCGTCGAGTCTCCTGTTCCTGCTCGAGCTGCTGCCGGCGCATATTCGTCATTGATGGGAGATTGGCGCGATCTTCTGCGTCAGGCTTCCATACAGAGACTACTGTATCCATCGCATGATTCTGCACGAATCCGACAGTACCTAAAAACTTGACCGCCCCATTGCGCGAGCGCGGATGATCGTCCGTCGGATATCGTTTCCAAACGCCGATTGGTGGATAGTCATTGATGATGATGCCAAATGATCTGGCAAAGTCTAAAAAGTCCATTACCGCCTGCCTATAGACTTTAGAAATTGATACATCTTCTTATCCACAAACTTCTTAACTTCTGGTGGTGGCATGACCGGCGTATTATCATTCAATCCCTTCGGCCATACGCCAAACTTGTCTCTGTATGTATTTGCGGCGCGTCCGCGCGACCAGCCTTGATAGCGGATATACCACTGCATTGCCGACCAGAAATCCTGCTTGCTCTCGCGCGATACAACACTGGTAGAAAGCTCTTCCATCTTGCCGTCTACCGTAACGACTGAGTTCCGACGCTCGCGCACATACCCGCAGTTATGGCAAACGTCAGACCCCACTGGCCACAAAACCGAGCACCGCTGGCACTTGCTGGCTTCTTTTTCCTTCAACGTCGGTTCTTTCTTGGGCTTCTCTTTGCCATCATCAAGCGCCGTTACACCATCCTCAAATACTTCATCCCAATCTTCGCGGAACCGCAGATAGTTGCCGCTATGATCTAGCCAGACTGCAAATTTCTTATCTGGATCCATCGGGTTGCCGCGCATGACTCTACCCATCTGCTGTATGTGCGATGACAAAGACTTTGAGAATGGCCGAGCACTGACGCCGATCATAACGTCCGGCACATCAAAACCCTTGGTCAGAATGTCGGTTGCGATCAGACCATGTATCTGTGTATCCGGCTTTGAGAAATCTGCGATGACCTGCTTTTTAAACTCATCGTCATCCTTGTAGCTGATGCAAATGAAATTGTAGCCGCGCTCTTGAAACTTGCGGGAGAGATCCACGCCATGACTGACGCCGGCGCAGAACACGATGGTCTTGCGCGGCCTGCCAAATATTTCATGAGTCTTTTTAATCCACTCTGATACAACATCGCCAGTAATTTTAATGCCGCGCTCAGATGTTTCTGCCTGCGACCACTCGCCTGCAATTTTCTTTGCGCCCTCCATATCTATTTCTTTGGCCAAGAAAACGCGCAACGGAACCAATACATTCTCATGCACCAATTGCTTGGTCGTTACCGGACTGATGACGTTATCGTATATCTTGCCGAGCCCCTTTGTGAAAGGCGTTGCAGTCAAGCCGATCACACGAACATCGGGATTGTTCTTGATGAACTCAACCGTTTGATCCCTTGTCGCATGGCACTCATCTACAATCAAAAGGTTTAATCCTGGGAACGACCCGCGCCGCTCCAGTGTTTGCGCTGAGCAAACTTGAATGTTTTCGCTTGGACGATAACGCCAATGGCCAGACTGCAACACGCCATGATCTATTGAATACTTCTCTAGCCGCTTGCTTGTCTGATCGCATAAGACGATACGATCTAAAAGCATAGCCGCCTTATTACCCTTGTCTTTTGTGGCCTTCATTAATGCAATGGCCATCTCTGTCTTGCCACTGCCCGTCGGGGCAACCAACACCTGAGCACGCTTGCCTTGAGCAAACCCTAAACGCAATTGCTCAAGCGCCTCTTCCTGATAGGGACGAAGTTGTAGTGACATCTCTGCCTTTCTGTGCCGGCACACATGCCCGCCGGCCTGGGCGTTTAAATTACATTGCTTTTAGTTTCTTGACGAGAGAATTGCACTGGCGCATTAACTGTGCATTCTCCCGTTGAAGAGAGTCACGAGAATCTGTGACTGCTCTTAATTCTATCTCTAACAACCTGATCTGTGCGCGTAAATCTTTGATGGTTGACTCGGCCATTTCCTTGTCAAGATCATCAGCATCCATGCCGGCTATGGCCAGCTTGTCTGCCAAATCCTCGTTGTCTTTTCGCAACATATCAATCGCTGCTTTTAATTGCTCAGACTCAATACTTTTGACCTCCCTTTCAAAATCATCCTCAACTGTAGGTTTCCCTACAGTTGGCTTATCGCCGCCTTTCTTCACGCCTGTAGGGGTTTTCATTGTACGGACTTCGCCGTCCTTAATATATTTTGTAGCGCCCTTCTCAATGCCAGACTCTTCGCGTACCTTCTGCACCAGATCAACGCTGCAATGACACGCTGTTGCGATGGCTTTGTTATTCCAATCGCGCCACTCTGCATCAGCCAGCATAATCATGATGGCCTTGCGCTTGTCTGCTGCTGTGCGGCGCAGTCCATGCTCATCATTGGCGCCGAGCGAATACAGAATTGCATCACGGATCGTGCCGTTAATAACCGACGCCTCAATACCTGGCGAGCCGACCTTCTGCGTAGCAAAATACCTGTGAAAACCATCGGCCAGATAGTAATCAACGCCATCAAAAAATACCGTGACCGCAGGGAATACAGATCCAGTCCGCATCGACTCGGCGTAGTCTGCAACCGTATCCTGATTGATCGTGGCGCGCGCCTGAGTACCACAATCAATTCTAATTTTCTCTAAATTCAAGTGCATTTAATTCTCCTCGCGGGTAAAAAAATATACCAACGCTGTAATAACAATTAACAGCGCGCCAATACCTACCAGCACGCCACCTATAAAATTAAGTATCGCAAAAACTTCCATATCAATCCCCCTAATAATATGTAACAGGTAAGATCATACAGGAACAACGTGCTGCATCGTCCAATTAAAAAAAACTATCAATTCTTCCGAAGCGATAGCTTTACAATTATTGTTTATTGTAAAGCTCGATAGTCAGCGCCATCAGATCCCACTCTGTCATTTTGTAGCGCGTATAAAACCCTCTGCTACCGAGCCCGTGATAGCCAGACTTGCCTACATGGTGCTCTGGGCAGAGCGGGATAACTAGCCAGTCTGATGCCTTCTGAGCGCCTCCTGCCGCATCCCGCGGGTGATGCAAGACTGCCGGCGTATATCCATGCCCTTGCTGATGGCACATAACGCACCCAATCTCCGCCACTTCATTCATATACTGCTTAATAGTTTTCATTTATAGATTTTCATATCGCAATAGTTATTCCATATAGCCATCTCCATCTCAATAGTCTTGTGATCGTGGTTGCAGGTAAAGCACCGCCGCTTTCGCTCGACATAATTAAATTGGCCGACATCATCCCAGAAATGCCGCGTATCTATAACCGATGTTTTCCCCTCTTTGCATTCAGGACACAACATTTTTATCCTGATTAACTCTATGTGTTGTGTACTGGCTAACGCTGTCCTTAGTAACGCAAGCTTTACATACCCATCTTGGCCGCGCCCTGGTTGCCTTCATGTAGCCGCCGTCAATTGGCTTAAATGTTTGGCAACCACTGCAAAACTTACGATCATATTCACTCATTCTTTGTTGCCTCTCCTCTCATAGCTTTAGCCAGTTCCGGCAAGCCCCAATCATCACATATCTTGGCGCACCGATGCCGCTCTTTAATCGTTACCATTTCAGAGAATCTATACATCCACGCCAGCGCATCAATATCTGGCGCATATATTAGATCCTCTTCTTTTGCGGCTTTTTTGGCCATCCTAAGTATTTCCTTATCCAACTAGATTCTCTGCAAGGATTTTAAGCAACGGAACAAAAATGGCTAGCCCAAACCAAGCAATACAAAAAATTAAAATCCAATCAACTATTTTTGAATAGCCAGTTGAATCTGGCGCCATGCCGCTTGATTTATTATTGCTTAAAATTTCTTGCATAAATATATCGTCACTAGTTATCTTTGGTTTTGCATATGGCACATAGTGCGCACCGATTTTTATGCGCGGCTCCTTAATAAACTGTCCATCCCTCAGCATAACTCCTCCTTATTTACCAGGCTTCATCCCGCCAATATGGTCAATTAAACCCGTTGCAATAATCACCCCATCAAATGCAATTGCATTGGCTGGATCGTATTGGCGAATGGTTTTCTCCATATCGCGTAATGCCTGCTTGTACCCCGCATTGAAAGACTCCTCGCCTTCCAAGATCATCGTGATCGCATCCCGCACAATGGATGACGCCTTGCGCCCTTTTGCCGCCTCTTTAAGCTTTAAAAATACCGGCTCAGATAAATGCACCGAGTACGGGATTAGTTTTTTGCCTGTTTCCATGTATTAAACTCCGTTTTCATTCCGATTAACTTGTCGATGGCCTGTTTGCTTTTGGCAATTTCAGACCGGCTTTCTACTTTTAAATACGTCTGCATCCAGTCCGTTGCTTCTGCTTCTGACTTCTCAAATATTGCTGATGATTCATCGAGAAAATCCCAGAACATTGGATCCCTGCAAAGCATACCGGCTACCCTAACCATATCCCTGCCTAGCTCCGCCTCTCTGTTCATCGGGCGCTCTTCCTCTGTCAGCCGAACTAGAACTGTCATGTAGCGCGCACCAACAAAATCGCGGAGTATTTCCTCTGGAACCTCATCTGGATGAATCCTCAGAGTAAGTACGTACCCTGAGTTATCTTGTTTCATCGCTACCTTTACTGATTCAAACTGGCTGGTTTCCATCAGCTTATGTCCTCAATCCTCATTACATACTTGCCCTTGCTGTTCTTGCGCCAGCCGTGGCACTCAATCCTGATGCCGGCGTCCCTGACCTTGGCCACCGTATCAGACTCTTGGATCTTCTTGATCCTGGCAGATACGCCAGTGCTGGTTACTTGTACCGCCAGCACCTCATCCTTGCGTATTGCCAGAATATCCGCCCATCCCCACAAATCCTGACGAATACGTTTCCACGGGTTCCACTTCTCCACTACCTCGCAGTGGTATCCCTGTTCCCGCAGAAACTCCAAACTCCGCTGTGTTGGTGACTTGGTTGTCATCAGAAGGGCAAATCACCCTCATCAAGCACTGGCGCCGATTGCTTCTGAACTGGCGCAGCTTCTTCTGGCTTCTTGTATGTGTTCACCTTGATCGAGAACCACGGTCCATAATTGCCATCTTGTTGCCACGCATCTAGCTTAATAACAATGTCATCACCTTCTGTGTCGTTAAGCAATGTGCGCAGGAATGAGCGATCAAACGACATCTCGCCGTACATATCAGGAGATTTAGGGTGAATCTTGTTCTTGCTGTAATTCAACCGGCCACTATTCGGATACTTGTTCATTTAGCTTCTCCTTAAATTGTTTAAATTTATCCAGCACCATATCAAAACTAGGCTTGTCATCTGCCTTTAGCCTGTCAAAGATTGTTCGGTTAACCTTGAAGATACTGGTCACATCGTCAGGCGTCTGCGCCATCTCCAGTGCAAAGTTAGTTACCTTCAAGACTGAAATTGCCCAATCTTCTACTGTTGTCTCTGGCTGCGCAGATACCTTTAGTTGCCACTGGCCTGCGGCTCCTTCAAGCTTCTTAGCTGGCACTGCTGGTGTTGCTGGCGCTACAGGCTGCACCACTTTTGGTACGGGTACTGGCGGTACTGGTGCTTTTGGCGCCGCCGGCTTTGCTGAGTTTGCGTCATCCTCTTCTGGGGCAATGCCGCAGGCTGCCATCAGGCTATAGCGACGGGCATAAGAAAGAGCGCTTCCAAAACCCTGGGCATCAATCTTACTGGCCGGCATGAACAGCGATCCGCCGCTCATGATCTCGCCAGATTCATGAATGAACTGAGTCTGTACGCATACGCCGTTCTCGCGTTCCTCGGTTAGCTGCATCAAATAAATACCGTTATTATTTAAGGCTCCGACTACCGCCTCAACGCAAGCCCCCAAATCCGCATACTTGCTGCGGAAGTGCGGGTTAGTGCTGGTCTTGAGCGCAGGTCCAAATTCTTTCTGCGCCTTCACCAGTGCTGCTGCTACTTGTTTCATTCAATCCCCTTAGAAGCAGTTAGTCGTACAGTTATTCCCATAGCAGCACGTAGTGCATGTAACGTACCTGCCGTTGTAGCTGTAGCTGCTGGTAGTGCAGGTCGCGTAGACAGTAGATGCTGTGGCGATTAGCCAAATCGCAATTAAATATTTCATGTTGGTTCCTTATGATTCTAGGGTTGTACTTCGATCATTGACGTACTGCTGGTACTGCGGACAGAACTGGCTTACCTGACAAAATCCTGTGCATCTTGTCCGGCCGCCTTCTCTGACTTCAATCTCATGATCTTTCAGCGTGGCAACTAAATCATCTGCCTCTGCCTTAATGCTAAATACTCGCTTGGCTCTGACGCCGCCAATCTTCTTGACTGCATAGGTAGTGGGCTTCTCCCACATATCTGCCGGCGTGCATTCTGGCAAGTCATGGCCAATCTGTACCGATAAGCTTGCCTCAGAGTGCCGGTGCAACTTATCGCTTACAAACTTCTCGCGCTGCTCATATGTCCATAGCGGAATATCCAGCGTAACTATCGGCGCCTGTGGATAGCTTTCCTTATTCACCGCATCGCGCCGGCTCCAATCCCGAACAATGCCAACAATCTGCAATCCGCCCACCGTATCGCCCTTAGCTCTTTCTACTAACCAAGCGTAAAGGTTTAGCTGCTCTACCCAGTCCTGCTTCTCCTGCTGTACCGCCCAGGCCGACGTTACTTTGTAATCCTTGATATGGATCTTGCCGTCTACGATCTCTTGCAAGTCCAGCGCGCCGCTGATATTCCAACCATCAAACTCAGTGAATAGCCTCTCTTCTACAATATGGTTATCGCCTTTACCATGTTGGAGAATGTTGTGTACTGCCGTGCCAAACAAAGACCAGACCATATCGCTTGCGTCTTGCTCGATCTCATCTGAATGCTTGGCGCGTAGTTGCACTAACTGGGGCGGAGATAATAACTCAGTCACTGAAATATGCGCCGCTCCGCGTGAATACTGTGGTCGCTTTAATACATTAACAATCGTATCTGGTAGGCCGAACTTATTAGTTAATATCATTTGAACTCCTGGCCATCAATTTCATCCCACGCGTTAAACTTTATTCTTGGATCATTGCTTATCTCTCTAGCTAAATACCATTGTGCTTTTTTTAAATCTTCTAACCGGTCACCTTTCTTGCCGGCGCGACTGACGTACTTGACTACGTTTCCCAAGTTGTAACCTAGCTGCTTGGCTTCGATGAAATCTATAGTCTCAATGCCGCCATCTTTATAATGAGAGGGGCTATTTATGTTATCCATTGTTCTTCTCCTCTAATGCTTCGTTAATCGCCGCAATCGCTTTACGCAACTCGTTACCGTACTGGCACTCTTGACAGTCTGGATGACCGCAGTCTTCATCTTGCTCAACTTCCTGCTCCGTTAAAATCTTGAGCGCCATCTTTAGTGCGTCGTCTTTAGTCATAGGTTGTAGTCCTTACTTGCGCCTTCGATGGTGACGCGCCAAACAAGAAAGTTGTGCTCCTTGCTGCGCTCCTGTAGCCACGCACAGAACTCTTTAACAAGCACATCAGTCGGCAGCGGTGTGAACGACGCGACCTTTGCTGTGAATTGAATGTCTTCCGTTACTGCGTGTACTCTGCTCATGTGTTCTTCTCCTTTAGCTTGGTTTCGATGGCGCGGGTAAATTCAATCAGCGGCTTTTCATAAATACCCAAAGATGCCACCGACTTTATTTCCTCATTCGTCAGCCCAACCCATTCTTTGGGTTTCGGCCACTGCCCATTAAATTTGTATAGTTCTTCAAACTCGCCGCTCCAATCCACAAATGCGCGAACAGAATCATTCATTGCCCATTCCCTTTCACATCGAGTGCATCCAACCTTGCGCGACGTAGGACTAAACGTCAATTGCGTTATGTACTTATGACCGAACAGTGCGCACATTAATCGTTCTATCATCTGTTCTTCTCCTTATGCGTATTAATCTGCGTTATTCCTTGCGGTGCCGATGGGTATACATGTTGCCTTTGATCAATTGTCAAATCATTTGTATAGCGTAAAGCGCGGACAATAGCAGGGGTCAGCGCAGTAAACTGCTTAGGGTTCGGTTGATCTGGGCAGATCGTTATTGTGTACGGTAATTTAGCCACTGTTCTTCTCCTTTAGCTTGGCTTCAATTGCGCGGTAAATGTCTTCGGTTTTGTAAGCCCCTATGCCTTTTACTTTTATCTCGTGGTGCATATCGGCTATTTCCTCATCCGTCAGCCCCTGCCATTCTTTTTTCCTTACCCATCCAATAGGCACTGCGTTTAGTGCTGCGCTATCAAATAATTTTTGAGCTATGTCCAATGCTTGCGCTTTGGTAAATAATCTCTCTTCATCCATTGTTCTT